GTCCTGCTGAGGCAGGTTGTAGATGATGTTGCCCGCGTTGTCGGTGATGACGCCCTGGTCAATGATCTTCCAGGTCAAGTCCTGGCGGATGGCGTAGACGAGCTGCGTCCAGTCGCCGCTGATCTGAAGCGCCGACGCCGACGCCATTGCGCCGTTCATGATGAAGTCGATGGGCGCGCCGTCGAGCGTGTAGTTATTCGCGGCTTCGTGCATCGAATTGACGAACAGCGGCACGCCGTCAGACGTGCGCAGCCCGCGCAGCTTGGCGCGCATGGACAGGTCGGCAATATGGCCGTTGACCATAAAGCCGTCTTCCTCGACCTTCGAGATGACGCCGCCGACGCCGAGTTCCGCGTCAAACAGGTCGGTAAACGAGGCCAGCGAGACGGTGTTGGAGGCGGCGGTGCAAGCCGTCACCAGATCGTCGGGCCACGAGGCGGGCGCGTCCGTGCCGACCAGCACGGCGGCGTCGAACTTCGCGCCGATGGCTTCGATGATGCGCGGGCGCACCTCGCCCCAGATGTCGTAGTCGGCGTCGTCCACCACCGCATCAGGAATCGGCACATAGACGGCGATTTCCTCGACGTTCAGGTACTTGTTGGCCCACGCCATTGTCGTAGACTGCTTGAGGCCGCTGTCACCGTTGACGAAGTAGGCCGCCGGGAGCGTTTGCAGCACCGGCAGGCGCTGCTGCGCGCGGGTGAGGTTGGGCAGACGGCGCGCGAGGCGCATGACGGCGCTCGACGTGGGGACGCTCTGGATAATGTCGCGCGCCACATCCTCCGGGATGAGCGCGCCCGCATCGGTGCGGTCGATGTTGCTATTGAAAGGCACAGTGATTTACTCCTGCTGTTAGCCGCGACCGGCGCGGCTTCTGATGAATGCGTTCATGTCTGCTTTGTCGCTGCCGCCCTGGCCCGCGCCGTTGCCGGCGTTGGCGCGCGGTACGCCTGAGCGCCCGAACTGCTCCGGGTACTCCGCTTTCAGCGCGTCAAGGCGAAGATTGCCCTTGCGGTCGAAGAACCGTTCCGGGTCAGCGTTGGCAAGCGCCCAGGCGGCTTTCGGGTTGAGCAGGCCAATCTCTGGCTTGCTCGCCTCGGCGAAGAAGTCGGCGCGGCGGTTGGCCTTCTCAAGATCGTCGGCCATCGTCGTCAATTGCTTCTCGGCTTCGCTGTCCTTCCCGGCGGCTTTGGCGGCGGCGCGTAGCTGGCGCTCAAGGTCGCTGCGGCTCTCGCGCTCGCTTTGCAGCGCCTTACGCAGTCCCTGCGTGTGCGCCTCATAGAGCGTGCTGACGGTGGCGCGCTGGTCGTCGGGGAGCTTGCCGAGCCACGTTTCCCACGTCTCGGCCTGCTGCTCCGCGCTGTCCTGCGCGTCGTTCGTCACGGTCTGCTGGTCGTTCTCGTTCATGCTGTTGTGTCCTCCGCGTCTCGCGGATAGCGGGCCTCGCGCCCTGAAAAGAGGGAAACAAAAACGCCCCGAAGGGCGCTTGTTGGTAAGATGATGCGGGCGTTAGATAAACAGCCCGGTCTGGTCATACGGCTGTATCACGCCATCGACAATCCTGAGTGGGTTCCACACCTCGCCGCGCTGGATGCACGTCGCGCAGCTCTCCGCCAGGAAATCCACGTCCCAATAGCAGTCCCACGACTGCGGCCCGACCTTCCTGATGATCCAGCGGCAGCGGTCGTTATAATGGCACTCGCTCGTTCCGTCGCGCGGATAGGCGGGCAGGATCGGCAGCCCCTGAGCCAGCGTGTACGCCACCATCAGGAACGACTGCGCGGTCTTGGCATACGCCAGCGCGCGTGTCAGCAGCGTCCCGACACTGAGCAGCGCGCCGCCGACAATCGCCGCGCCGATCTGTTCCGCCCATTTGGCGAGGAAACGATGCTGGTCGGCGGTGGCGCGGCGGATAAATTCAAGGTCAGCGTCCGCGAGCTTATCCGCGCCGCCCTTGCCGATCTGGAACGCCGTAAAGATGACAAAATCAACCTCAAGCTGCATCGCGCGCAGCCAGTCCGCCACGCTGATTTTGCCCCGGTCGAGCGCGTCGTTGATCTTCGTCACACGCGGCGTGTAGACCTGCTCGACGTAGCGGTTGTACGTCTGCTCGGCAGGCGTCGAGGCGTCGTTGAGCGTAACGGCAATCATGCGACAACCGCCGCGCCCGGAACGTCAATTCCGGCGTTCTTGTAGATGGCGGCAAGCGCCTGCGCCCCGCTTGGCGTGGTGGCGCTGCCCTCAACCGGCGCGGCGTTCGCGGCGGGCGCGGCGTCGGCCTTGTCCGCTTCCATCTGGTCGAGTTCCTGCTGTGTCCAGCCTTCGTCACGCAGGATCGTCACCAGCGGCATTCCGGCGGCGACGTTGTTCTGGCGGATGAACGACTCGGTCAGCGGCTGCACGGTGGCCGGTTCATCGAACAGCGGCTCGACCTCGCGCGCCAGCGTCGGCGCGCCGGACAGCGTGAGCATGAACGCGCCGACCGCCGCCCACGTCGGGCTGATGCGCTGGATGGTCGATTCGGCGCGCTTGTTCAGCGGCGCTTCCATCGCAATCAGCGCCTCGCCGGACGGATCGCCGCCCTGGGACATGAAGTAATGCTTGGGTGTGCGCGTGATGATGGCAATATTGGTGGCGACGTTATCAATCGCTTGCAGATAGTTATGCAAATCGGTCGCGTCGAACTGGCCCACGCTCGTACCTTCACCCTCACCGTCGCCCGCCGGAATGATCCAGTTTTCGTCCGGCGCGTTCTTAATCGCCGTCATGTCGGCCTGCGTAATCGCCCAGCGCTGTTTGAACGCGCCGAACTCCGCCGCGACCATCATGTCCGAATTGAGCTTGTTAATCTGGTCGTTCGGCTCGATGACGTTGGCGAGGATCGACTTGATAATGCGCCGCTCGCGCCGGAAGTGAAACACCGGAATGACGCCATACGGATTGGCTGCCGAGGCTTCGGCTTCCACGAACGCTTTGCTGCTGGAGACAGAGTCGGCGCTGCCCCGGCTGACGTAATACTCAATCCGGTCGGTGTAGTACAGGTTCAGGTAGCGCCGGTCGTCGTCCTCGCCAACCCACCATTTGGCCGCGAACGTCGCCACGCGCGGGCGCTCGCTGTCGTAGAACACATGGCACAGGCGCGGGTCGTTGTAGTAGGCCTCGACCTCTGCCGTGTCCGGGTCTTTCCAGACGAACACGAACGCCTCGCCGCAGACCAGCGCCGCCAGATGCACGTCGGCGGCGTCAAGTTCAAGCTGTGTCGATGCGAACAGGTCGTTAAGCTGCTTCGCCTTCGCCACATCCTTGCCGACGGTGAAGTGGTTGAGGTGAATACGATCCACCTCTGAATCGACCACCACGGCGCACATATTCTGCGTAAAGCTGGCGGTGATGTCCTGGAATACGTCGCGCAGCCGGTCGGTGACGTAGCGCAGCGGCTGATTGCCGTCGTAGTAGGCGAAATAGCGGCTGTACGGCTTGGCCTTCGCCGTAAGCGCGTCGTAGGCGCGCTGTATGTCCGTCTTGGGAGCAGCCATCCGTTTACCTTTTCATCGTCGTAGCGGCCTGTGGCGGCTGCTTGAGCATGAGTTCTGTCAGCGCCCAGACCGCCGCATCAAGCCGGTTCGGGCTGGGCATCCCGCTCTCAGGCATCCACATGCAGTATTCGTCTTCGAGTGTGGCAAATGTGCCGACGTGGTGAATCCGGCCCTGTTCGTAAAGCGCGCTGATCGGCTCGGCGCGCACCGCCTTGCCGCGACTGGCCGTGACCAGCTTCACCGCCACGGTATCGGCGTGGCGCGCTTTCATCAGCACCGAGCGCACCATGTCGCCGCCGAAGTTCTTCTCCGCCACAATCCGGTCGGCTTCCCAGGCGTGGTAAGCGTCCACCGTGGCCTGTGACCAGTCCTCCGGCGTGCCGAGCAGGCTCAGGTCGTCAAGGACGTAGCCGTGTCCATCCGCGCCGCGACCAGCGACCACAATACCGCACTCGTTATGCGTCGAGCCGGTCGGATCGACGCCGATGACGACGCGAATGAGCGCGGGCATCTGCGTCACCCGGAGGCTGTCGAGCTGCGTCCGTTTCCACAACGCGCCCGGCGCTTCGTCCTTGTCCTCGGCGAGAATTTCCTGCTGATACGCCAGCGCGCTCATGTCGCCCGTGATTTCAGCCAGCGCGGCCTCGCTGATGTGCGGGTTTTCCTTGCTGGTGAAATGGAACGTCTGCCAGCGCCCGGTCGTGTCGGCTTCGGCCTTCTTGAACAGCTTGGCGGCGTGCTGCGAGTCGCGCGCTTTGGTAGTCGAGCGCGAGTGCAGACTTGGCGGCGTGTAGATGAACACCGCGTCACCGTTGTTGTCCAGCAGCATCGGCGCGCCAACCACTTCCCAGGCGTCCTCATTCGAGAGCTGCCATTCATCGAAGATCAGATCGTCGGCGTAATCCCCGCGCAGCGTGTCGGCGTTCCATGCGGTTTTGGCCCGGATGCGCGCTTTCGTCCCCGGCAGCTCGATCACATGCTCGGTTTCGTTCTTGTACAGCACGCCCGCCGCAATCGGCTCGGCAAACGCCTGCGTGACTTCCCACCAGAACGCCTGTACCTGATCGTTGGTCGGCGCGGCGTACAGGACGCGACGCCCCGCCATGAACCGCAGCGCGGCGTAGATCGCAATGCCGGTCGTCTTGCCGCCGCGCCGTCCAGCGCGAATCACCTTACGCGGCGCGAGACTGTCGATAAACTGCCGCTGCTTCTCGTGCGGCGTCCGCAGGTTGACGAACGAGCGCCAATTCTCAGTGGATAAACTCACCGTCAGCAGCGCGTCCATCTCGGCGCGCTCTTGCGGCGTTAAGTAGTCGAGCAGCTCTTTCAGCTCGCTCGTCGTCGCTAAGTCCGCTGAGTTCAACACGTTCGGTCGCCTTGCCCTCAATGAGCTGGAGCTTGTCGATCAATATCGCCGCCACCGTGCCGAGGTCGCGGTACGTCGCCTCAATACGCTGTCCGGGCATTGCTGCCAACGCCCCGTCGATTTCAGCGCGCAGCATGTCCTTCAGCTCCAACCTTTTTTCGGTAACAACATCGTTAGGCGCAGGATTGTTGCGCGCATTGAACCATCGGCTGATCGTCATCGCAGGCGCGCCGACCTTCGCCGCAACAGCCGTAAGCGCGCCCTTCCTGTCGGGATAACCTGCCGCTTCGAGCATGACGACGACGGACGCCCTGAACTTATCGTCGTATTGTCTGCGCTTCGTCACAATCGCCCGCCTCTCGCATCTCGTCCGCCGCGTCCGCCAGCATCAGGGCCTCGCGCTTCCACGGCGCGCCGTGCTTACGACCTTGCATCCGCATCTGTCGGCGCAAAAGCTGAATATGCGCGCTCTCAGCAACCGGCGGTTCGCACTCGTAGCACCTGACCCGCTCGGCTTCGGTAACAGGCTGGCCGTCGGCGTCAATCTGCACCGTAAAGACTGCGTGACAATCGGAACACGTGCGATAGTCGTAGCGAACGGGCATGGTCGCTCCAGGAAACGAAAAACGGCCCACCTGTGAAGGTAGACCGTTTCTCTGCATGATCGTATGCGCCAATCTTCATCATAAACCAGCGCGTCCATTCATATCGTATTACACCGCTTCGAACAGCGCGTCGTACTCATCCAGCGCGTCGGTCACGGCGTCATGCGTCATGCCGAGCGTGTCCGCCACGCGGCAGATGCGCTCGTGTCCCGACAGCGACGGCTGTTCGAGCAGGTACAGGTAGTCGAGCCGCCCGACTTCGCGTACCGAGGCCTCGTGCTGCCTATCGACGCCGCGCTGATACCTGAGCAGCACGCTCACCTCGACGGGCTGAAGCAGCGTCGGCAGGCTTGCTTTGCGCCGCCGGAAGGTATGAAACATCCACGGAATCGGGTCAAGCACTTCGATGCTGCCGTTCATGATCGTGAGTGTCATTTGCTTGTCTCCTCTGCCAGCCAATCCAGCCCTGCGATGACGCGCCGGATGCACCATTCGACCAGCCGACGCCAGCGCGGACGGCGGGCGGTGGCGCTCACGAGTCAGCCTTCTGCCACTTCGGCCCGCGCTGGACGTAGAGCCGACAACCGAGCCGACGGACGCTAACAGCGCCGACGCCGCGTTCTCTGCGAAAAATCTTGTACAGACTTGACAACGCTGCCTTTGAGGTCGCCTCATCCACCATCGTGAACGCAAGCGCTTTGTCTTTCGGCGTCGCTTCAAGGCGCAGCAGCGCATCAGCGGCCATTGCCGTCCAAGTCCCCTTGCGCGTTTGCGCTGGCACTCTGGCGGCATCAATTTCGGTAACATCGTAGCGGGACTTGCCTTCACCGACGATTGCCATCACACCTTCTCCTTGTGCCACCACTTGGGATGCGTTGCGTACCGCCACGTAGCGCGCCCATTGACCACCTGCGACGCCGCGAACAGCCAATGCGCCCGCGTCATGGTGGTGACGGCCTCGCGCACCTGCCACAACGACAGGGCGGTCGCGGCACAGAGTTCCGCGCGCGTCATCCCCCTGCCCCCGCTCCGGCGCAGCGCGGCGAACACACGGCGCATGGCGGCGCGTTTCTCGGCGGTGTAGGGGAGAGGCGATGTGCTCATGACTTAGTCGCTCTCCCCACTAACAAAGCAGCCAGCACCAGTGCCGCCGTGACCATCACGCTCGTATATACCAATGCCACCGGCACGTTGTGCTGGAACAGCCACCATTGCAGTACAATGGCAGCGCAGCCGATGAGGAATGTCAGGACAGTCGATTTGCTCATGGCTCGTCACCCGCCTGCGCGTCGGCGCGCTCAGTGTCGGTCTGCCGCGCCCGCATGGCGGGTGTGGGTGACTCGTCTGTCCGCAGGCAGTACACTTCCGCAATGGCACGGGCCGCATTCTCAGCGGAATGATTGCCATACGCGCCCCATGTCACTGTCCATCTTTGGACGCTGCCAGCGAAGTAGATGAGATGGTAGCCCGGCATGTCCTTCAGCAGATCCGCCGCCGCGTTCAGGTCGGTAGCCCACAGCGGCACAGCGTCGTAGTCGCCATTGGAATCATTCCCGTACCAATAACCGCTCATGCCACTCTGAATGAAGTCGTACCACCCACGCCGTTCAGCCACGAGCCGGTTGAGTTCGTCGTCCGTGAGCGTGCTGTAATCAGCCATTGTCATGCTCCTCGTGCCATTGGTAGTCGAGCTGCGCCCGCTGCGCCCGCCACAGCGCGATGCACTTCGGACACGTCGGGACACCAACCCCACCGACGCACGCTTGCTGAATAATGCTGCTGTCCTCACACAGGATCA